TAGAAATGAGTTTTGATACTGATTCTATTTCAATTTCATTCGATTCGCAGTAGTGAACAATAGCATCAATATAATTCATGGAATTTTCGTAAGCTATTTTCTCCACATCCTGCGAAAATTTCGCAGCTGTCATAAATTTATCCTCCAGTACTTCTTTCATATTTTTCTTCGTATTCTAGTATGTACTCTTGTAACTTAATAAAATATTCCTTTCTGACTGGCTGAATGCTTACTTGAGTATCACCGTTTTCACAGGCAATAATAGTAACCAATTGCTTTACTTTCAGACCATACAGTTCTTGAAGCATACAAGCGTATGCTGTTTCCTGTACATAGTAATCATACAGATACTCTTCTTTCTTTTCTTCGGCTGAAGTTTTGAAGTCAATGATAGAAAGTACACCATTATATTCTGCGATACAGTCAACTCGTCCAGCGATTCCTAAAAAGTCAGAATATAATGCAGCCTCTTGTAAGTATATGTTATTTATGTTATCAAGAATTTTACGAGAAGAATCGAACATAATCCAAACAAGTGGATACTCTCTGTATAAAGTATCATCATGTTCGTTGTTCATATAATTTTCTGCTAGTTTGTGGTAGCGATTACCTCTAGTAGCAGCTCGTGAAGAGATTCGTTGGGCTTTTGCTTTACCAACTTTTTCTCTCCACTCAGCAAGAACCTTTTGCTTCTTCGCATTATTACTAATCACGGTGGTGACTGACTTGTGTTTATTGCCAGTCGGCGTATTGTAATGACGCCGACCATCAATCATAACGGTATTCATTTCAATTGGTTCAATCAGACCAACATGATTAAAAATTTTCATTATAAACCCAAGTTAATTTTAGCGATTAGATAAGATTTGATGAGACCAGAACGAACGATGTCATCAACTCCATACTCAATGAGAGAAAACTCTTTCATTTGTTGGAGGATACGTTGGAAGTCAATGATACCAGAACGTTCAGTACTTTTCTGAAGATCTGACTGGCTAGCATCACCACACAATACAATCTTGGTATCTTCACCGATACGAGTGATGATAGAATCCAATTCATGGAAATTTAAATTCTGGCATTCGTCAACGATAACAATAGCTTTATCTAATGTAGTACCACGAAGGAATGAGGTAGACCAGAAGCTAATAGTTTCCTGTGCTTTAAGATTCTCATACAACATGTCGAAGGCACCATCGTTAGGCATTTCAAACATGTACTTAACCATATTCTTATAAGGAATCTGGTAAAGAGATGCTTTGTCTTCGTGAGTACCAGGAAGAAAACCAATCTCCCTAGTGGCAACTAGAGAACGTACCACATATACTTTTTCATATGGAGTGTGTTCATCTAGAACATCACGAAGAGCTAGGTACAAAGCCAGGAATGTTTTACCAGTTCCTGCAGCACCATAAGCAAAGATGTTTTGACCTTTGCCATACTCCTCATACATTATACGTTGGTTGTCGGTAAGAGGTTCAATGTTAATAAGATAATCAATGTTAATTGGTTTCTTTCTTTTCATTTGTTTATTGTTCATACCAACAACGTCAGTTGTATTTCTCTTTCTTGCTCGGGGCATAATTGTTTATTGTAAAATTACCATTTGACACGAGAACCAGGAGCTTTTGCTACCTTGTTCTTCATAATATCAGCCCATCCAGGATGGGTTTTGTTCATCTTATCTTTCCATTCTCCGACTTCACCAACACCAGCACATCCTTGACTCCAATCTTTATCCCAGTCGGGATTATCTTTTCTCCATTGATCATACTCGTTCATTGACATATAAAGTTCTTGGGTTTCCCCAGTTTCTTTATGTTTAACAGGATAGGTAGGCATCAGTTCCACTCCAAAGCTTTAGCGACAGTTGGGAATTGTGTAGAGAAAATTTCTTTACACATCTCAGCAATTTCCATGTGCTCTTTTTGAGTACCGTTTGCTGAGCGTAATTCTATGTAGTGAATCCAAGAACGAACAGAACCAGTCATGTAAATTCTTGTGGGCACAGCTAGAGGTAGTACAAATCTAGCACACTCTTTTGCTACATCTGCTCCAAGCATATCATCATATAGTTCTTGTGCTTCAGCAAATAGCATTCTGATTCGTCGTTGAAAAGCAATCACCATCTCTGGGTCAAGATCATCAATAGAATTCTGACGATTCTTTGTATCCTGACGACGAAGTTCTGGCACAGGAATCTCTGCTGTTAGCAGATTTGTAGCAGCATACCGTTGAGAAAATTCTTGATATGTAAAGCTTCGATGACGAAGAATTTGTGCTGCTAGACCACGAGTAGTGTTGATCTCAAGAGTCATGTGTGCTTGTTCAAACACACTCCAGTGACCATGTTCAATACAGTACTTAAGTAGTCCTGAGATCTTCGGGTTCTCCTGGTTGTTCGGATTGCTGACCCTCGCTATGTACGCCATCGCTTCCTCCGCTTTCGGAGTCACTGTCATCAATTTCACTGATTGTTGTTTCGAAAAGAGATGGATCGAGTTTGTATCCGAATCCACGATTTGCTCGCTCATATGCTTGTAGGTTTGTACGAAGTTTTTTAATTTGGTGACGACGCTTGAGAATTTCAACATATTGTTCATAGGTGTGGTTTGGGTTATCTAATGCTTTGGAAAGCATTCTAGTGGCCCGTTTTAATGATGTCATAGAATCACAACAGATTTGTACATATCATAGCATAAAAAAAGGGGGGTGTCAACCCCCAGTTATTATCTCATTGCCATGTGGAGTTGTGCTTCTTTGAGGCGCATCTCCTTCAACATTTTTTGTCTGATTAATATAAGTGCCATAGGTTTTCTCCTTAGTTGTTTAGGTTAAAGAGCGTTCCTTCAGTCGGCTTTTGCGTTCGCTATTTGCGAATAGCGAATGAACGTACCGTTCCGAGTCGGCTTACTTCCGTCCCATAAGGATGAACGTATTCTAGTTATAATATTTTTTTTGTATCTTATGCTACCGTTCTACATAATCTAGTTCATATGTCAATGCATTCAACTGCTCGATGATTATATCACAAGCAATCTTTGGATTTGAATCTCCACATGTAAACACATCTACTGCTGCTTCTTTTTTCTCTGGCCAAGTATGAATACTAATATGACTTTCTGAAAGTAAACAAATAGCAGTGACTCCCTGAGGATCAAACTGGTGGGACATTGTTTGTAATACTTGTGCTCCACATGCTGCGGCAGCATTCTCCAGTAAATCTCTCAGAAAAAACTCGTTGTCTAATAGAGACAACGAGCAACCATACAAATTTAATAAGTAATGCTTTCCCATTTATCTCTTCTTTTTTTCTTCTTTTGCTGGTTTGTATCCCCAAATTCTAGGATTTACTCTACCTTCAGATTGTTTCCAACCTTTCAGACCTTCTCTATACTTATCCCAGTAGTAGTCAAAAATTTCTAACTGTTTGTCAGGAATAACTAAATCGTATGCAACCGCTCCATCAATTTCATATGTGACGATGTATGCAGTGTATGGCAAACTTCTATCGTTTGCTAATTCAGGATCACAATTTTGATGCAATACTTGCATTAACCACGTCCCCCCCACTTAATTTGGGGGAATGCTTCTTCAACACAAGCACGAGTAATCTTATACTTTCTGCCGAGTGATTTATCTTTGACAAGTACAAGAAGGTTTGCTTCTTCTTCCTGAAGACCTTCGAGAAGTTGAATGAAAAGATTCTCTCTAGTTGTAGCGTTGAGAGAAGAATTACCACCCTTGAAGAACAGGTAAAGCTTACGATACTCCTGCTCCAGGACAGTGTGCTCTGTGCCCTTAGGAGCGTCATTAGGATTGAATGGCACTTCACCCTCAGGAAGCATTGAGATCACGCTCTCGTCGAAGTTAGCGATGAGTAGTGAGCGAAGAGCAGCGGTGTTGTGCTCATTGAGAAGATTAATCTTCTCTGCTTTAGTTTTGGCGTTGCTCACTTTTTGGAGCACTTCGGAAATTAAAAGTTTCATTTTTTAAATGGCGATGAACTACGAAAATAAAATACTCCCATCAGATCATTTAATTGATTTTCTCGAAAGTATTCCAATGGAATTTGTTTGTCATTAATATTTATGGAGTTAAATTCATCAAGAATTTTTTGTTCAAGTTCTACTGGAACGTAATCCAAATCAATGAGAGTCCTGTTTCTGTAATAGTTATCAATTTCTGATTTAGTTTTACAAAATACAGATGGGTCTTGGTCTACCCAAACATCTAGTTTCTTTTGACTGATTGGTTTTTGTCTTTTTTCAGTTACAAATGTATCATCATCTGATAAGAAGTTTGGAATTCCATCTGACTTATCACCTTTGATTATATGCTCCCTAATAAAAGCATAAGGATTGTCTGATGAAATATAACTCTTCATGATTGGATTGTATTGACACACTCCAGGATACTTATGAAGTTGAATGAAATCTTTATCTCCAGAAAGAATTAAAATTTTCTCTTCCGATTTCTTGTGTCTGCACAGTACGGAGATAACATCATCTGCTTCAGCACCTAATATTTCCACAACTTTGTATGGAAAATACTCTTTAATTTCATCACGAATTTTATTTAATACATCAAAGATTGAATGCCAATCTAACCCTGAACTTTTACGATCTTTTTTCCTATTGTATTTATAGTATGGAAAGAAATCTTTTCTCCAATAATGTTTGCTGTCGTATGCTAATACTACTTCTCCATATTCTTGTTTGTATTGTTTTTCATATGATATCAAACTTGTTAGAACCATATGGCGGACAAGTTTTTCATTTAACTCATCCCGTTTTATCTGTGCCATCAGGTTACTAATCATAACCTGATTCATATCAATAATAATCATCCTCTTCTTCCTCTTCTTCAATAAATCTTACCGAGAGTAACTCTTCGTTAATAAAAATACCATCTTCATCATACATTTCTGGATGAAGTTGAGGAGAATTATTTTTATTATAAAGATTATAAACAATATCGTTAATAAACCAACCAGCTATAATTCCAACTATAAGAAATAGAACTACAAAGCAGCCCATAAAAAATAGGATTGTAGGTGATTCCATTTTTAATTCTCCGAGTGACTTGGGTTAGGTTAGTCCCTCCAAACAAATTCAAATTTAAAAAAGAATTGTTTTTTTCGGAGGGCGAAAGATTTATTAATCTTTAGACCAGATGTTTTAGGTTCTTTTTCGACCCTCCTGAGCATTAGCTCCACACCTTTATTTATGGCAATTTGTTTATCGTCACTCATTTTTTTCTAGAACTTACTAACCCCATGTCAACAAAAAGTTGAACAGTTTCTACAATTCCTCCAATAATTTTGTCATCAATAATGACATAAGGAAATCCAGCGGCAACAGGATATTTAATTCTGAATTCTTCTCGGGTAATATCTTTACCAACAAGAATCGCTGTGTATTCTACATCAGCTCTGTTCATAAGCTCTTTAATTTTTGTGCAGTAACTACAACCAAGTGTTGTGTAAATGATAATTTCCATTGTAATAAAAAACCCACCTACTCATTGTAGGTGGTCTTGGGCATTTTGTCAAGTGTGCTGGGAGAAGGTGGTTTGAAATTCACTGGTGGTCGGTACAGATTTGGCCAGGTGTCTCGAATAATTTCAGCTAATTTATCTGGTGTGGTTTTATCAATCATTTCAATTAATTTTTCTTCTCGGTGGATAACGATACAAATTCGATGGTGTTTCTGGTTTCATCCAGTTATTAATTTTAGCATAGTTTTCTTCCGTAAAGAACCACTGATTAGAATACCATTCTTTCCAGGGAGTATGACCCTTAGATTGATTACATGAATGGCAACATGCCACTACATTTGTTTTAATATCTAGACCACCCTTACATTGAGGTAGGATATGATCTAGCGTAATATTTTCTTCTGATTCACAATAAGCACATTTGTTGTTCCAAGAATCCTTTATATTCTGTCTCCATAATCGTTTGGCTTCACTCTTAGATGTTGTATGCAGATTAAACAGATAGTCCTTAGGCGAATGAAGAGGAACCATAAGTGCTTGCGACTTATTGATATTTATTAATTGGCATAAAAAAATCCCCCGAAGGGGATTGATTTATTTTATACCCTATAAAGTATCAACCAATAGCAGGTGCAGTCAAGGCAACCTGAGTTGTCTCAGCAGCAGCAAGATCCAATGGGAAATTGTGAGCATTCCTTTCGTGCATTACCTCAAAACCAAGTCCAGCACGGTTCAGAATGTCTGCCCAAGTAGGGATGACATTGTTCTGACTATCAAGCAGGGACTGGTTAAAGTTAAAGCCGTTCAAGTTGAAAGCCATAGTGGAAACACCGAGAGCGGCGAACCAGATACCTACAACAGGCCAAGCAGCAAGGAAGAAGTGCAACGAACGACTGTTGTTGAACGAAGCATATTGAAAGATAAGACGACCGAAGTACCCGTGAGCAGCAACGATGTTGTATGTCTCTTCTTCTTGTCCGAACTTATAACCATAATTCTGTGACTCAGTTTCTGTGGTTTCACGAACGAGTGACGAAGTAACCAAAGAACCATGCATCGCAGAGAACAATGAACCACCGAAAACACC